CACGCAAGCAACGCCAATGGCGTTCAATTTGCTTTTAAATACGAGTTTGTTAAAAATACTAACTCAAGCGGCACAGTTTCATTTAACAGAACCGCAACACGATTGTGGCAAAGATATAGCGGTGTTGCTGAGGTGTCTCATTACGGTGATCTAATTAGCCGTAGTTGCGATAGCGGCCCAGAGCATGAGCTGGTGTATGTAAACGAAACATTGTCAGAAGAAACTATCCCTGACTACGACGGTTGCGCAATGGCTGGCCTAAAGCTCAAGTCAAGCGACAACTTCAATCAACTTGACCAGCTTCGGACATACGTCAAGAACGGCGTTGAAGTGGAGCGTTTGGTTGAAGGGGGTACTGGGTCAAGCAATCTGTTGAGTGACCTGCTTTGGTATTTGGTAACGAATAAGGACACTGGAGCGGGCAATATTCTTAACAGTGCTCTTGTGGACAAAGAGTTGCTGACGACGACTGGTCGTTATTTGGAAGCTAACAAACTGTATTGGGATGACGTAATTGTAGAGCCGGTCAATCTACGGAGTTGGTTGTCTGAGCAAGCCCCTAGTGTTTTGTGTTTCGTGTCGTTGAAAAACGGTAAAATGGCTATAGAGCCTGGATTGCCTTACGACTCAAATCACGAGATTGATGCAAGCGACCCGGTAACGATCTCCGCAATGTTTACTGAGGGGAACATTATTGAGGACAGTCTTGAAATTAACTGGCTTGAGCTTGAGGAGCGCAAGATGTTTCAAGCCGCAGTTATTTATCAGCAATCACGAGTCAACCAGTTCCCTGAGCAAAAGACACTGATTGCTTACTACGGTTCAGACAACAGTGATCTGCCGATTGAGGAGTTTACTTTCCAGCACATCACTAGCGACGAGCACGCAGCAAAAGTTGCCCGGTACTTCTTGTCTCTGCGTAAGAACCTGACCCACACGATTACGTTCAAAACGTTGCCCTGGGGCTTAAACTTAGAGGCTGGCAAGTTTATCCGTGTTGCCAGTGAGATGAGCCCATATCGTCCCGACAATAACGGCATCATTCAAGATGATGGAACGATTGTGTCCATCAATGCGCTGGATGATGGAGACTACAGCGTTTATTACTGGGAACGCAAAACCACTGCTGTTAATGAAGGAACTTTGCGCGTTAAAGACGGTAAAGCAACGGAACTGTTTGATTCGGTGTTTAGCTTGAAAGAAAGCGACAATAGCGATTCTCAGATTTATCAAATTGAGGCATTGGACGTTGATCAAGACGGTATCGTCACGATCAAGGCCAGTAACTACGCAGTTAACGATAACGGCGTTAGCCAGCTTGCTATCGACGTTCTCGACACTGCAGGCGCGATTACAATCGAAGGAGATATTGGCGAGTAATGGCATTTCCTGCTCATGAGCCCACTGGCCGGTCTTTTGACGCTGGGGATTATCGCTATAAAACCTTCTCGGCTCAATCTGGCAAAGAAGTCCGCATCCTTTATGGAGACAAGCGAACTGGCATGAAGCTGCAGCTGCAGTACGCCAACATCGCTGACACTGCGGCTGATGACTTCATCACCCATTACGACGAGATGAGGGGCGGTTTTGATGTATTTACACTTCCGTCTGAGTTTCGGGCTGGCTGGAACGGCAATGAAGATGCGATCGACGCTGCAACAGGGAATGACTGGCGATACGAGTCACCACCGCAGATAACGTCTGTGCGTCCGGGCACCAGTAGCGTTACAGTCAACTTAATTGGTGTGCTCTGATGGCAAAGGTTTACACCGGCAGAGATGGCGTAATGCAGCTTGCTGGAACGACCCTTGCCAAGGTCGTCAACTTTGCTGTGTCCAGCAATCTGGAGACGCTTGAAACCACGACCCTTGGGGATGGGGTAAGAAGTTATAGCCCCGGTGTTACGGGTTATTCCGGCAGTGCAACGTTGTTGTATTACAAGGACGACGACGACAACGTCAACACGTCAGACTTATTGAGCAGCTTAATTAAAACCGGCACGGATGGTGTTAGCTCTAGCGACACGGTCGAGCTGACGTTTCGTTGGATTGATGGAACGGACAATAATGACATCAAGCTGACGGCGTACATCACTAGCGCAAACATTGGCGCAGCAACTGGTGACATCGTTAGGGCTGAAATTGCGTTCCAGGGAACTGGCGCTCTTGCCACTGCATCCATCGGGTCATGACGGTTTATCTTGGAACGCACGGCAAGGTCGAGCTTAAACGTGCTTTCGATGGCGGGGCGCTGTCTGCAACAATTAAAGCTGACGACGTAAACGCAACAGCAAAACGGTTTAGCTTTGATTTTGACCATGGTCAGTTGCTGACTGGCGATCAAATTGAAATCACAAGCACAGATGACAGCGCTCTCGACTTCATCGACAGCTATACAGATTCAAGCGTAAAAAAGTTTATTTACGTTGACGAGCTAGACGGGATCAGGCTTTACGACAGTTTTGCCAACGCAGTGGCTGGCGGCAAAACGAACGCAACGTCGCTCGCCGCTCCTGGGAACGACATACCCGTTGAAGTGGAAGTCAAAAACGCAAGCCACCGTGTAATCGCGCAAGTTAACAGCTTTGAGATCAACACTGAACGAGAAACTGTTGACACAACTTCGCTTTCAGATGAGTTCAGGACCAGGGTCAATACGTTAATTTCTGGTTCAGGAAGAATCAGTGCGTTCTGGGAATACACCGGAGACACAACCAATGAGCTGCCTAATTACATGATGGAGCTTGCGCTAAGAACGCGAGTTGGCAGTAATTTTGAAGGCAGGTTCTACCTGAAGGTTAAAGATTACAACCCAAGCGGCGTTACAGCTCGTTCAAACGATGAGATCTGGTATCAAGCAAATGGAATTATTACGGCAGCAGCTGTCCAATTCGCCCCGGACAATACGGTCCAAATAACTGCTGACTTCGTTACTACCGGCGAAATTCAAATCCGTATGGATCTTGAGGTTGCCGACACCACACTGACAGAAGGCGGCGATGAAGTCGTTCTTGATCAAGACGACACTGCTAGCCTAGATCTGGATAGTGACGAGGACTAGGAGCCCCGCTAATGGCTGACAAAAAGATCAGCGAGCTTAATTCGCTCACCGGCTCCGCTCTAGCTACCGGAGACCTTGTCGCTGTCGTAGATACTAGCGCCAGCGAAACCAAAAAACTGACGGTCGGCGCTCTGATCGAGAACGGCGTTGACCTGATTGCTAACGACAGCATTCCCGGCGCAAAGATCCTGTTTGGTACGGGTGAGGTTGCTGGTACGGCACTTGCGGATGGTGGCGTCACGACAGCCAAGATTGCTGATGACGCGATCACTGCTGCAAAGATTGCCAATGAAGCGACCTGTGATCTAGTCACAACGCTTCCTAGTTCAGGCGCTTATACAGGCCAACTTGCTCTTGATACCGACGACAACAAAATCTATATTTGGGACTCAAGCGCCTGGCAGTCGGTTAAGGGCGCTGGTTCGGTCAATGCTGTTGTCGGCACCAGTAGCGGCATCGTCAACATCACCATTAGCACCAGCGGTGACACGGTAACGATTACGCCCTCGCTAGATAACACTTCTGCAGGCGCACAATTCCTTGCTGGGCCTACGTCTGGATCTGGTGCGGTCAGCTATAGAGCGATTGCAGGTGGTGACCTGCCGACTGCTACCAGCTCAGCCAAGGGGGCTGTGACAGTAAACGGCAACGGCCTAGTGCTGAGCGGCACTGAGCTGCGCGTTAATAACACTGTTACGGCGGAAACCACTGAGCATCATCTTGTTCAGTACGACGCCAACGGCCTGATCACTGGTGGTCGCGTCATCGCAGCAAGCGATCTGCCTGAAGCAACTTCCAGCGCAAAAGGCGCTGTTGTTCCGGGCTCAGGATTGAGTGTTGCGTCTGGTGGAACGCTAAATCACACCAACAGCACAACAGCTGGCACTTTTACGAAGGTGACTGTTGACGCTCAGGGTCACGTCTCAAGTGCAGTCAATCTGGCCGCTGCTGACATTCCAGACCTTGATGCAGACAAGATCACATCAGGGGCTCTCCCCACTGCACGACTTGCGAACGATGTAATCACTGCAGCCAAGCTGGCGGATTCTTCAGTCACCAAGTTCGGTGGTGCTGGTGCAACAGACAATGTTGTTACCTTTCCTGATGGCGACTTCAAAGGTCAGTTCTTCTTTGACGAAAAGAACGAAGATCTTTACATCTATACGGGCGAATCGTTCCTGCCAATCACTGTCATCAGCGGCAACCTTGTCAACGCCGGAACGTATAACGCCAACACCAACCTGCTGAGTAGCGTCACAACTGCTGGCTCTGCTGCTGGCTTTACTAACGGGTCGGCCCTCCCGCAGCCAGCAACCGGCAATTTAAATTATTACGTCGTCGTGGATACGAGCGGCACTGGTTCGGGCAATGCCCCAGCAGTTGCTCTGGCACCACCGGACATGTTGATTTCGCTTGGCACGGGATCAACTTTCCAATTAATCGACGTTTCTAACGCTATTGCTGGTCAGACGGCAAGCAACATTTCTGTTGTTGCGGCTGGCAATATCAGCAGCACAGATGTGCAGGCTGCACTGCAAGAGCTTGACACCGAAAAGGTTGGTGGCGCTAGCCCGTCGTTTACTGGAACGGTGGCGCTGGGTCAGAACGCCACGCTGTCATTTGAAGGTTCATCAGACAACTCGTTTGAAACAACTCTGACGGTTACTGACCCGACTGCTGACAGAACTTTGTCACTGCCCAATGTCACCGGCACCTTGGTGAGCACGGGCGATAGCGGCACTGTTACCAGCACGATGATTGCGGATGGCACGATTGCCAACGCAGACATCAGCGCGAGTGCAGAGATTGCAGTCAGCAAGCTTGCGAATGGCAGTGCCCGTCAACTGCTGCAAACGGCTTCTAACGGCAGTGACGTTGAGTTCACCAGCAATGTCGATATTCCTGGCACGTTAGATGTCACTGGAGCGGTGACGCTTGATTCGACGTTGCAGGTTGATGGTGTTGCGACGTTTAACGCCAACATCGTGATGGAGGGCACGTCTGCTGATGCCCATGAGTTGACGCTGACCTGCAACCCGACTTCTGACGTTACTGTCACGCTGCCTGATGCAACAACCACTGTTGCTGGTCTTGGTGTTGCTCAGAGCTTCACGAAGGCACAGCGTGGATCGGTGGTTTCTTTGACCGATGCGGCCACCATTGCTGTTGATCTGAGCTTGGGCAACAACTTCAGCGTGACTCTTGCAGGTAACAGAACACTGGGCGACCCAACAAATGTCACGCCTGGACAGTCTGGTGTGATTGTTGTCACTCAAGACGGCACGGGCTCACGCACACTTGCTTATGCAGGGAGCAAGTATAAGTTTGCAGGTGGTACGGCACCGACTCTGACGACAACGGCTAGTGCGGTTGATGTTCTTGCCTACTATGTGGAAAGCTCGACCCGTATTACGGTCACCTCGCTGCTGAACGTGTCATGAGTATTCCTGGAAGTGCAAGCCCGCTGTTTTTTCAGACGGCGGCTGGAGCAGCTGCATTTACTTTGGAGAAAAGCGTTCGGTTTAATTCAGAAGACAACGCATCGCTCTCGAAAACGTTGTCTAGTGACGGCAACATAAAAAAATGGACATGGGCGGGATGGGTAAAGCGCGGCAAGCTTGGTAGCAATGCTGAATTTTTTGGAGTAAATACTGGTACTAGTGCTCAACATTTAATCAATTTTGACGGTAGTGATCGGATTCATTTTTATAGATACGCAAGTGGCTATCACTTCAGGCGTCAAACCACTCAAAAGTTTCGGGATCCTTCAGCTTGGTATCACATAGTAGCTGTATATGATACTGATAATGCAACCGCTGCTGATAGAGCTATTTTATACGTTAATGGCTCAAGAGTCACAGATTTTGGCACTAGCGTTGATCCGACTTCAGGAGAAACTGGCTACATCAATGATGCAACCTATACGCAAAATTTAGGCTCAGCGGGTGACAATAGCCGTGAATTTGATGGATATTTAGCTGATGTATATTTCATTGACGGCTCTGCTCTTGACCCCACATCATTTGGAGCGTTTGACGCTAACGGCGTTTGGCAAGCTGCAGCCTATTCAGGAACATTTGGAACGAACGGATTCCATCTTTTCGACTTCGCTAATGAAAGCGGGATCGGCAATGATTCCAGCGGCAATGACAATGACTGGACGGTAAATAATCTGACCGCATCACTTCCTAGTATTGCTTCTCCCAATCGGCCTACTTGGAACGGGAGCGTAGGGTCAAACTGGACAAGAAGTAATAGCAATTACGATGCTGATTATTCTGGGTCCGGATATACGGCAATAACGGCTGCTTTATCAGCAAACACTACTTATCACTTTTATCTAAATTTTAAAGACGGAGGTGGAGCTTATGGTGGTTGGTTTTTTAGCAGCACCTCCACTGCCCCTAGCAATACGGTGCCTGATGAATTAGGCAGCAATTCTCTTGGCTTGCGTACTGGTGAAAGCTCTTTAGGTACTTATGGCACTTATGCTACTGCTAACGGCACATCCAACACTCAAGATCAAATAAATGTATCCGCCTTAAATTCTCAGTCTAGCGGTGAATACAACATTGAGTTTGTTATCAACACAACTGCTGGAAAAGTCTGGGCAAAAAAACCAAGTGATAGTGGCTATGTTGGCGGAGGCGATCCTACAGACAGCACAAGTACTGCATCGTTTTTAATTCCAACCGGCGCACAGTATTTTGGCTATATGGGTCATAGTACTAATACGTTTGCAAACTTCAAAACAACTGCTGGTAATCCAGTGGACGTTGACGTTCTGCGTGACGTACCAACGAACGGCAATTCGTCAGATGACACTGGTTCGGGCGGAGAAGTGTCAGGAAATTTCGCGACTTGGAATCCATTGTTTGGTGAGAACGTATCGCTGTCTAACGGAAACCTAAAAGCTGAATCTTCTACTTCTGGAGCATACGCAATTATTGCGTCAACGATGGCAATGACGAGTGGCAAGTGGTATATGGAGTATCACTACACAAAAAATGCTGGGGAGTTTATTACTTTTGGAATCAGCCAAACCAATCGCGACGGGACAGAAGGCTCAGGCGTATCTGATACTGCTGAAGATTTTGGTTTCAAGTGCTGGAGTAATGGATTCAAAGCGCAAACTAATGGTGCAAACCAATATAGTTACAGCAGCACGGTCAGCGATGGAGATATTCTTTCGCTTGCATTTGATGCGGACGCAGGAAAACTCTGGGTTGCACAAAATGGAACGTGGATGACTAACGCAGGCGGAACGGGCGATCCGGCCAACGGGAACAATCCAGACTTCAGCAGTCTTGACTATGCCGGTGGATACTTTTTTATGGCTGGGCCATACGGCAGCACCAGCTCAACGCTAGAGGCAAATTTTGGAGCTAGACCTTGGACCTATGCAGCGCCCTCAGGCTTCAAAGCTTTGAATACCGCGTCACTCCCGACCCCGACGATTGCCAACGGTAGAGACCATTTTGACGCAAAAATATATACCGGAAATGGCAGCTCTCAATCAATTACGGGTTACAATTTTAGCCCAAATTTTGTATGGCTTAAGTCACGGAGTGCCTCAACTCTGCATACTCTTCAAGATACAGTAAGAGGCGCTAATAAAGCTCTTGAGATAGATGGGAACCAGCCCACTCCTGGAGAAATAACAATAACTGACAGCATTACTAGCTTTAATTCTGATGGGTTCAGCCTGGGAAGCCGTTCAACTGTCAACGACAGTAGTAAAACATATGTTGCCTGGGCTTGGAACATCCCAGGATCTGCGTCAAGCAATTCTGACGGCACAATTGCTTCTTCTGTCACTAAAAACGCTGACGCTGGAGTATCTATCGTGACCTGGACGGGAACAGGTGCTGCTGGGACCGTTGGGCACGGTTTGGGGAGCAAACCTGATCTAATCGTGGTTAAGGTGTATGGGGACTCTAGTTACAACGACAACTGGCCTGTTTACAGCTCAGCTTTTGATGGAACTAAGTACGCTTACTTAAACGACACAAGAAAGTTCACAACCTATGCCGGTTTTTGGAACGATGGGACGGCAACGTCAACTGTCTTCCCCGTAGGTGATGATAACTCTGACAACACCAAGAGTCTTATTGCTTACTGCTTTACTTCTATCGACCAGTATTCTCGCGCCGGCGTCTACACCGGCAACGGTTCTAACGATGGTCCGTTCATTCATACCAATTTTAGGCCAAAATTTATATTAAGTAAGCGTACAGACTCAACATCAGATTGGTCGATAGTCGATTCAGAGCGGGACGGTTACAATTTTTCCAATAAAAATTTGTACGCAAATGATACTTATCCAGAATCTACTGGAACTGTTGTGGACATACTCTCGAACGGGTTCAAGTGGCGCACTACACTTGCTGATTTCAACGCATCTGGCGGGTCATTCATATATCTCGCATTTGCCGAAAACCCGTTCCAGGCCAATGGCGGGCTTGCTCGTTAAACTCACTTCATCGGTCCAGAACCATGCCCTACAAACTTGGTGATCGCACGCTGGCTCTCGATGTTCCTTGGGAGCACAACGATATTCAGTATCCAGCTAACTGGTTGCGACTGAGCACGAACCAAGATCGCGCAGAGCTTGGCATTGTTTGGGAAGCGGAAGGTTCTAGCTGGAACCAAAAGTTCTATTGGGGCTATGACGCTGACGGCAACCTGCTTCCTAAGACCTACACCGACCTGAAGACCCTTTGGATCGCTAAGACCAAAGAAACAGCAAACAGCTTGCTGCAGCCTTCTGATTGGCGCGTTATTAAGGCCAAAGAACGTGGCAGCACGATGAACGCTGACTGGAAGACTTGGCGGCAAACCATCCGTACTGAATGCGGAACGATGGTGACCGCTATCGAAGCAACGGCTGATGTTGGCGACACAGCGCCCCATGCAGACTTTGGTCGCGTTGAAGCCCTGCAGCAATACATCGAAGGCGGCACCTACAACGTCTGGACTGCTGACCCTGATAACGCTGCTGAGTGATTGGCATTACAGCCCTGATGCTTCTAGTGCTGATGGGCTATAGCCTGTTGGCGATCAACCCTCGTGATAATGAAACGCCCTGATCCGATGATTTCCGCCAGCTACGGCGCGACTGACATTGTGGCGCAAAAGTCTCGGATGCTATGGCTCGAAGAGCTGTACTTTTTAGATGGTCGCGACCAAATCAGCCATCCTCAGCATGGCCTGTTCACTGGGTTGGCTCTTAAGTACCAAAACTTGGATTCAACAGACGGAATCTGATGGCCAAGTCGCTCAACGGGAATGTCTTTATTGTCGGGAAACCCAAGCGGACCACACAGGGCAGTGGCAAGCACAGTCGCCCCAAACGAGGGAAAAAGAGATACCGTGGCCAGGGAAAACGTTAACTCTCTTCCCCATGATCAAACCATTC